CCTTCCTCGTCTGGCGTGATGCGCTCGATCTGGTAGGTACGCACCTGAGTACTGGGCAGCTTGACTGTAAATACCACGCCGACCGGAGTGGCTACGGTGCCGCCGCCGCTTACGGTCAGTATTGCATCGGCTGGTGGCGTGCCTTCAGTGCCATTCCATGCGATCACGTTATAGGTGCCATCGGTCAGAGGCTTGGTGCTAACGAGTGCGCCATCAGCGGTGACGACGCCATTGTTGAACTGGTCATATTGCGTCTCATCCATTGCCACACGGATGTAATCGCTGGGCCCAAGCTTGGCTAGTGCGCCTTCATGGGTTGTGCGGAAGCTGATTGCATGCGTTGGAATGCGGCGCATACGGATGATGAACTTGGCCGCATCGATTGCGTGCTCGCGGCTGGTCACGTAATCGCTCAGATCGATTGACTCAACTGAATCGGTGGCGCTTCCGGTTGCCTCCCGCACTAACACCTCGCGCTCAGTAGGGAAGATGCCAGGGTTGGTTAGATCAGTGCTAGCCCGCTCTTCGCGGTAGCGCACGCTCACCTGAATTGGCTCACGCTCCTCGGGCTCTAGGTATTGCAGCTTGAAGCTGCCCTCAACGATATTGCCAGCCGTAAACAAACCTTTAATTGAAACAGCAGTGAACTGTAGTGCTGGGCGGAGATAAAACTTGCCATCGCTTTCACCGAATACCAACAGATGGGCGGCTGCAGTGTCTGCTGCCCATTGGCGAAGGTTAACGCGATCAGCCTGCACGCCATCAAAGAAGTATTTGCGGGTCTGACACCAATCAGCTGCAGCTTGAAATGCGGCTAGGTCGATCATCTCATCGGTGATCAAATCACCAGCGCCGTAGGTGGCATTAGTCATCAGATCCAGCAGCACATCCGGAAACAGATGCGTGGCGCCAATGGTGAGGCTATTGCGCAGCCTGCGGCAGGTCTTACCTCCGGTCACGTAGCAGGAGAACTGGCCGAACTGCTGCCACTCGACCGACGACATCACATTGATGCCCACCAGAGCAAGATCGTCATAGACCGGAGCGCTGGCGTTGGGAACGATCTCATTGATGTAAACCACTTCATGTTCAGGTCCACTGCCGGCGCTGCTTTGGGCCTCTTCATAGACAAAGGCTTCCGCAAGCTTGCCCCATGTATCGAGGTAGCTGCGATCTGCTGCGCTGCCGTAGTTGCTTGGATCCAGCTCGGGGATGCCTTTGCCTTCACCGCGTACTGCGGCAATGGCAAACTGCTCGGCTGTGCGCGGCACTGATTCACCATTGAAGGCAACGGTGACCGAACCATCAGTCACTACCTGCCGGGTGCTCAGTCGTGCATCTAGGACGTAGAGGGTATTAATGCCAGTGCCCGCGCGCACCTCAAAACCAGATAGTGGTTCAATGTTGAACTCCCACTGCTTCAACGATGGCATGTTCAGCTGCACGTAGTTGAACACGTTCTGCTGTGTTGCGCCGCGGATGCCATAAGTGTTGCTCAAGATCGTGAATGCATTGCCGCTACCGGCTTCGCGGTAACCGATCTTGAAAAAGCTGTAACGCTCCTCTGTGGTGGTGATCGTGTTGCTTTGGAACACATCCACTTTTAGCGTGGAGCCGCGCTCAATAATGTCGTTTTTGCGGCTCAGGCAGGCCCGTTCGTCAGCGTCACCAAAGCTGATCGAGTCCTTTAGATTGCAAAAACCATTGATGCGAATTCCCAAACGGGAGCGAATGCCGAACTCAACAGCTTGGCAGGGCCGGCTGGTAGAAACGCTTGCGATGGCGCAACGCAGTACATGGCCTTCAACCGTAGCGACATTACGCAGGTCATAGCTGCCCTCTAGATAGGTCTTGCCATCGCGCTCGATGTTGGCTTGCGTATTTATGGTGACGCCACCAGGCCGCACTGTGGTGAACACTGCTGTAACCTCAGTGCCGGAACCGGAAGACACATCAGCCTCTGAAACAAACGCGGCATCCGTGCGGCTGGTACAGATCGCTAGCGCTGAGCCGACCTTGTAAAGCTCACCAGGGATAATTGCGTCATCCCATGTCTTCTGGCGGCCAGCGATGGTGCCAGCCACATCAGCGCATGGTTCGATGTGAATTTGCGAGGCGTCAAATTTTAGGTTTTTGGTAACGGTCACGGTGCCGTCACCAGTCACGCTGGTGCCGTCTTTCATGCGAAAAACAGGCGTCTGGTTGTCGTTGGTTGCATCAATATCAATATCGCCGCCGCCACCACTGACGCCAGTTAGAAACGTGTAATCAGTTCCGTCAATAGTGACGGTTTCGCTGGATGTGCTGACATTGCTCAATGTTGCACGATTGATTTTCTGAATTGATTTTGTGCGTATCCTAATCTTGACGGTGTACTTGCAGACAGCCTCATCATCGTCATCGGTGACGGCTGGATTTGTAAATGTGACACGAAATTTACTGGCTTTCAATACTTCAATATCGGTGTCTATATTGTCGGTGTCGTCATAAACCCCAAGACCTGTTGTACTAAAGGTAAATGTAGCATTTAACGTGCCGACTCCTTCTGAGTCGATTGAAACGCTATTGATAGTTGTCGTTAGGCGGCTGCGCAAATCCGATGTGGTCTCGTCGTCATATTTGTAAACCCACTTCGCACGGTTATTTTGGCTGGCTGCTTTGTTGAATCCGGCGGCGCCATCTTTTGTGATCTGTTCAATGCTGGTGCTCCATGATGCCGGATTTGTCAGTGTGCGTAAGTCACGGCTAAACTCCGTGTCCTTGTCGCTGCTGGAATAGAGCTTGTAGGTGATCGTGCTGCCGACGCTTCCGACGCTTCCGCTGACCAATCCGCTGCGGCTGCTGAAGTAGGTCTGCGCCTTCTTGCGTTGTGCCCACGCAACATCGTCGATCTTGCACTTCACCTGCGCATCGCCGTCTTCGCCTTCAGGCACCAACTGCGCTTGTACACGCGGGCGAATCACCGGGTTGACTTTGAACCCAAAGTCATTGCCGATCAGCGTGTAAACGCCGAAGATTGTCTGGTTGCTCGGCTTGGTGGCGCTGCTGAAGTCTGCTGCCCAGCCGTTGCCACGGCGCACCATGAACACATCGGATCCACCTGCGTTCTGCGCATTGCCCGCATCGGCGTTAGCGGCACGGCCGAAGATCTGATCACCGGATGCAATACGTGTGGTGAGGCCGCTACCCACGCGGCCGTAAACGGTAAGCCTGCTGCCGGCGCTGTTGGCTGTGCTGTTGCCGAAGTCGTAGCTAGCAAGCGTGTTGCCGCCAGCCGCAAAGTTTTTGGCATCAATGCCGCCGATCGGACCCTCGCCAATCATGAAGATTGCACGCAGCAGCTGGCTGCCGCCAAGGCTATAGATCTGACTCCACAGCATCGGGGTGCTTACGCGCACGCCGCCGTAGGTTGTGCCGCTGATGGCCTCACGCAGCGCATACACCAGTGGGATGGTGCTGCCCAGCGTGGTGATGTCCTGCGTGCTATCGAAGCCGTAGCGCGGGGTATAGCGCTGGTTATTGGTGATCGGTGCATCGCTGCGGTTGCGTGCCTGCAACTGCGCTGGCCGGCCGCCTTGCTGCTGTGGAACGCTTGGCTTCAGGAATGACGCGGCAATTTGAAAGCCAATGCCAATCACGCTAAGTGTGATGGCGATGATCGTTTCAACGCCTGCGACTACAGCCGGCTCCGGCTGTTCTTTAGCTCGACGGTCAACTTCGGTCTTGAAATACAGATATTGCTCGTCTGTCAGACCCAGCAGGCTTGCGAGGTAGCGATCAGAAGGCAACATCAGCGGAACCTGTAAAAGCGAAGACTTGGCATATACGACAGCGGCACCCATCGGACGCCACGTCTGTGATGCACCAACAAAAGCCCATCATCTACAACGATACTTACGCCAAGGCCGGCTGGGCCATTGCGGATCAGCGTTACGGCGTGTTGCTGCGGGCCATCAAGTTCAATGGTGCCATCACGCCATAACTGCTCTAGCTCTGGCCAACGCTTCTGCTCGGCAAGCTGCAGCCATTGTGCATTCATTTGTGGGTGTGCGATGCCAGCGTTATCCAAGATGCGCCATACCATCACCAGGCAGTCAGCCGCAACGCCATCATCAGGATCGGCGCCAAACTCATGCGGTAGCCCAATCCAGCGCTTCCAGTCCATTAACTGATCATCACGTTGCCGGTGCTGGGCAACGCGCCAACAATGCCAGTGGTTAGGCGGCGCTTAGGAATGTCATTCTTGGTGGCGTCCAGCGGACTAGAGAGCTTCAAGATCACGCGCTCAGCGTCCATTTCATACTGCGCCACTCGCCACAATTCAGCGCGGATCAAGGCATCATCAGCAAAAGTCTCAGGATCTAGCGATACCGTCTTGACCTCCAGTAAATAACGGTTTTCCACTGCTTCAGCAAACAGGTTGACGCTGATTGGGTCGAGGCCCGCCACCAAGCTTGAATCACTACGGTCGCCACCTTTACTGCCAGCGCCGAGTGTGTAGGCAAAGGGCGCAAACTGGTAGGTCACGCCGCCGTAGATGCGCGGTTGATTGATCGAAAAGTTCTGATAGGCATAAGCGGTTGCAACGCCTGCGCTGGTCAGGAAGCGGGAGTAGTTGACGAAGGCGAAAGCGCTCATGTCATGCCAACCTTTTTGCGAGTCTTAACGGAATTCTGCAAAGCAGCAAGTGTAAGCGCACGTCCGCGTTCTGCAGCCTGTGACATCCCCTTCCGGTGCTGCTCAGCTGTTACATACTCTACTCCGTTGATTACTTGCGATTCAAAACGCACATCAAGCGGTTTGGGGTTGTTGATGGCGGCGACTGTTTCGCGCTCGGAGCGCTCGGACATGAGTCGTTCGGGTGTTTTTGTAAATGGCACTGATGCGCTGCGCAATGGGCCGAAGATGTCCTGATTACGCGCGCCATCAGCATAATTTGCCATCGCCGCATCCATTTTGCTGAACGGGATGACATATTCCGGCTCCCCACCTTCGCCGATCATGGCCAACGTGGGGCTTGTTACTAATCCGCCTTCTGCATATCCTCCAACCTTTAAACCTGAGATTGGAGTCTTTAACGCCCCTGCGCCAGTAAGGTTCTTGTTTGCTGTACCCAAAGCACCGCCGCCGCCGCTCAATGCGTTAAAGATGGTTTGCAGAATGATCAGGGTCATCTGCTTGGCAATGATTTCAGCTGCCATGCTGACAAATGCCTTGCCGATACTCTCAAACGCATCTGCTAGTGCTTCTTGCGTTGACTTAGCACCTATTGCGACATCTTGGAATGCTTGGCCAAAAGCACTGCCGATTGCATTGGCGCCGTTGACGATCGCGTCAATCTGCAGTTTGATTGGATTCAAGTCTTCTTTTAGTTTTGCTATTGCATCACTCAAGCCAGATGCAACGGTACCTTGGCCTGCTACGCCAAACTCTGCGCCTTCCATCGCTTGATTGAAGAGCTTCTCAGCTTCTTCTGCTTGCTTTTTCAGTTCTTCTGTTTGCAGTTGAATGATCTCAAGTCGCTGGATTTCGGCGTTGAGCTGATTTAGGTTGGTGCGCTGCTCAGCATTCTTCAGCTCTGCAATTTGCTTGGCGCGGTCTTGGAAATCAAATTGAATTTGCAGACGCTTGCGTTCAATTTCTGATCCCTCAAACAGCAACGCTGCTTGACGACTAAATTGCGTGCCAAGTTGATCGCCAACTTCCAGTGATCGTTCAAGTTCTTGCCGTAGCTTTTCCGCTTCACGCGCTGCTTTTTCTGCTGCTTTTTCTGCGTCAGATTTACCACCGCGGCTTTTGCCGCCAGTTGCAGACATCAGCCCTGGCAGCGTTGCGGCTGCCGCGGGAGGCGTTGCAGTAGGCGGCTTGAGTATTCCTTGCTGATAGCCATAGGTGCGCATCAGATCGCGGAATCGCTCTTCGCGTAACTGCGTAAATTGATCCGCATTGATGCGACCGCCGCCACGTAACTTAGCAATTTGCTCGGCTTCTTGCCCCGCTTGCCTAAACAAGCGATCTCGTTGCTGATTAGAAAGATTTGCGCCTAGCTGACGCTGTAGCAGGATGGTTTCAAAGACATTATTAACTTGATTGGCAATATCAATCGCAAGCCCCAAAATGCTTTGCATTGCAGGCGCAAGGATTGAACCCAAACGGGACGCAAGGTTCTGTACGGCGTCTTGAAGAGTGCTTAGACGGCCCGCCAAAGTATCGCTTTGGGCTACTGCGCCATCTGCGTATTTGCCACCAGCAGCTGTAAGTTTTTGGATCGCATACTCAACCGCCCCTGCGCTGATCCGACCTTTCTCTAGTGCATCCTGGAATTCCTCTCCACTCAAGTTGTATTCTTCGCGTAACACCTGCTGCAGGGCAACACCACGTTCTTGGAACTGCAGTAGCTCCTCACCCTGCAGCCTGCCCTTGGCTTGCACTTGCCCATAGGCCGTAACCAAGCCTTGCAGCTCGGCTCCGGTTGCGCCGCTGACATCCGCAAGCCTGCGCGTTGTTTCAACGACCTTATTTGTCTCAACTCCAAACGCTTGCAGTCTCTTGGCTGAATCAATCAGCTCTGAGCTAGTAAAAGGCGTTACTGCACCAAGTTGCTGCAGGTCTTTGATGATCTGTCCGGCCTTTTCCGCGCTACCTGTTAAAACCTGAAGGCTGCGTGTTTGGGTTTCAATTTCAGCCGTGCTGACAAAAACAAACTTAGCGGCTTGAATTAAAGAAAACGCAGCCGCAAGCTTACCTATCGCGCCGCCAAGGCCGCCAATGGCACGCTCTGTTTGTTGCGACTGCGACTGAACCTCACGCAGCTTGCTAACCGCGTTGCGGCTGTCGACGTTAATGGCAACGTTAGCGACAACCGACACGACTTACCTACGGCTTTGCTTCATTCTACGATCCTGCTCTTCGTTCTGCAGCTCAAAATAACTAGACCATATCAGCAACTCTTCAAGCGTTACCTCTTGGTTTAATCGCGCCAGGCTATATCCAAGTTCTTTTGCAACTCCAAGCTGCAACAGCAGCAGGTTGTCTTTACTTAGCTCCCTTTTCAGGGCTTTTCATGTCGGTTTCGTCTTCCTCTGGATTGGTAATAATGGCAAGCATCATCGCTTGCAGGTCGCTGTCAAGCACATCATTTTTCAGCTCGGCAATTTCACCGGCCTGAAACAACCGCTGGCCGGCATCGTCGGCTGCTTTGGTTACCAGCAGATTCAACGCAAAACCATTGGGATCATCGCCGCCTGGCATTTTCTGCGCACGCTCACGCTCTGCCATGGTCAATGCCGTGGCATAAAACTCAAACGTAGTTCCATCGTTGAGTGTTACGACGCGCTTGATTGGCTGAAGATTGGCAGCTTTTTTGAGCCGTGCCAGTGCAGATGATGCCATGCAATAAATGTGTGTGGCCCCAGCATAAGCCGGGGCCGTTCAACTATCAAGCAGAAGTGCTGAAGTCAAAAGTAGGTACGCCAGCTGGGCGGAATGTAATCTCCACTTGCTGGGCATCATCAGGATTGATATTCAGGCTGGCGGTCAACAGCACAGCATCCATGGAGATGCTGCGGCTAAGTGCCTCAGTGCCCTGCTTGTCGGTGTACAGCTTGAAGCCGCAGCCAACCTGCTGGCGCTGCAGGACGTCTTCTACCATGCGGTTAGACAGCGCAGCGTCTTCGTTGGTGACGTAGATCGTTGCGGTGCCGTTGCCGTCGGCGAAGCCAGGAATGTAAGCGCGGAAGGGCGCGTACTGGCCAGCCGTTTGGCCGATGGTGGTGACGTCGATTTCAGCTCGGCTGATTTCAAACGACCACGACTGCACTTGGCCAACAGCGGCATAGTCGGCGTAGTACACCTCGAACTCGTTAGGCGCCACGGCCGTGCCGTCGTCGGTGATGGCGAGGATGGTGCCGCCAGCGGCAGTGGATACGGTCAACGCACCAGTGGCTGCGGTATAGCTCAGCACGTAGTAGGTGGTAGCCGCATCAATAGGAGCTGGCAGCGTGCCGGAGCCGGAGCCGCCGGTTTGGCTGTTCACCACACGGAATTTCACCGGATCGCCAGCCTTGAAATTCAGGTAGGGGGCAACAGTGATTACATCGGTGCCAGTGTTGACACCAGTTTCGCCGAAGTTGCCGTTAGTGCCGGCGGGTTTGTAGTAAAGGGCGCCGGACG